TTCATTCGCTGAAGAACTGCATCAAGATTATCGGCCATCGTTACCCCACTTCTTCATATATAGTTCTGCGGTTTCCTGGTGACTCGGCGCTCTGCCATTCACTGCATAAAATGATCTGGTAATCAGGTTCAGCCTGTCTTGCGGAAGGCTATCAACATACACCCGATCATTCCCAACCATCACAAACACCTTCGATAGATCGTGTTTTTCACCGTCGTTCAAGTTTACTTCCTCAGTGATGTGAAGATACTTGCTTTCAGTCATGGCGTCGTCATTGAACGTATGCTGAATAGCATCAGTCATCTCTGCCGTCGTAAGGTTGCGACCCTTCACCGCCTTCATCTCATCAATCGCTTCCATAGACGCAATGTGCAATCTACCCCAATCTTTCGGATCATGTTTAGCTGAAATCTTATTCTGCTGTGCAATTGACTTGAACACCGCTGTGGCCGTGGTGACTGACCGGCTGGTTTTATCACCCTTCGTGACTGCATCTCGTGCAGCAATGACATAGTTCAATGCCCGGTCATAATGAGTCTGATCCAGCTTATCACCGTACAACGCAAAGAAATTGTCGGCAGTATCACTCAGCTCTTTATGGGACATACCACTGATGTCACTGGTGAGCGTAGTGTAAACTTGAGGATCATTCACCACCGGCTCACCTTTCGCCAACCGGGTTTCTAATTTACCGAGCGACGTGACCTGTGCAGGAGAGAACCCGGCAACATCTGCCGCAGTGTATCCTTGATGATTCATCACCTTCGACACCGCGTTATCAAACCGATGCGACAGCTCTCTCTTACGTAATACTTCATTCTCATCGTAGCGAGCTTTCACTGATGCCGTAAGCTGCTTACGTGTCTCAGGATCTGCCACCTTCCGGGCAGCAGCAATACCGGAGCGTGCGTCATGATACTTGTTCAGGATCTCATCCGTCTTCGTTTGCACGGTTTCAAGCAGACTCGCCTGCTTGGTCATCTCACGCATCTTGATCTTGTCGTCATGAGTCATCTCAGATTTATGTGCATTGAAGTAGTCTTTTGCCTCAGCAGCTTTACCTGGGCGCGGGTCGTCTGCCATGGTGGTCAACACTGAAGAATGAAACGATGATTTATAATCAGCCAGGTTCTGCTCTGCTGCCGGGCCAGTCAGCCCATTCATCTCGTTACCGTCGCGCACATAGCTCAGGCCGAGTTGTAACTGATCAGCACGTTTCTTCGGATCGTCTTCGTTCGACGCATCCTCCAACGTACTCTGCATCAGCGCCTTGTTCGTGCTCACCTTGAAGTCATGCTGACCCTGCGCAGCATGCAGAGCCACCTTGTCCATCGCGCCGGTTATGTAGTTCTTGGCCACCCTGTCAAACTTATCCCTGGCCGCTCCCGAAAGGCCGGCAGAATACGACTTACGCAACTCAAGCAGCGCGTCTGTCATGCCCTGAGCACCTTCTACAGCGTCCTTACCGTGTGTAGTGGTCAAGTACCCGCCGTCAGGATCATGAAGCATTGATTGTATGTCACGCTGAAGCTGAACCTGTGCGTCCTCAGCCTGGGTGCTAGTCAGATCATCATGAATAGCTGCTGCGACATTCGCTACATCACCGAGTCCTTTCGATAGTTGAGCACCGGCGAACTTATCCAGCGACCTCATGGGTGCCTGTGCACCCGGCGTAAATGCCAGGTTCTGCTTGTTCGCTCCGTATTGCTCTACTTTAGGCATCGGTTACGCTCCCATCTTATAGACGCCTGACGCGAACTGAGCACCGCCAGACAGCAATGATGACGTGAACGCTGCGCGACCTGACCTGGCAGCAGCTCCACCTTCAGATCGGACAATTTTAGCCTTATTGTTGAGTGCCTGAACCTTAGAATCAACAGACTGCCGAACACGCATTGCATCTATGTTGGTCAGGTTCGTGGTATCCTGTTGAATAGCTGCTGCTGATCCAGAGCTGACCTCNACNCCTCNNGCACCGAACGNCGCTTTCTGTCGCGANCTCAACTCAGCACCNGCGCGNCTNACGTCATTCTCCCGCTGATTCCCTGCGGTTCTCGCTCGTACAGCGTCATTCTCCAATGTCCGTGCATTGAAGTTAGCAATGTATTGATTGTGGATGCCCTGGTTGCGCTTGGCAACACCACCCATGACAGTCGATGCTAAGCTTAATCCGAGCGATGCGGCCGTTAACCATTCCATCTTCAGCCTCCTACACTTATTTCAGGGATTATTGAGAGAATTGTTTATGGTAACGGCGACCTCTGCTCAATGCGAACCCCGCCGCCCATGTGCCAGTCAGGACCGAATATAATCTCCTGCTTGAATGTTTTCAATGCAATGGTGTTATATGAGTCAGACTCATATCGAGGCTTAATCTCCAGCATGTCCTGAACTGTGGTGTCGTTTGATAAAACTGGATCAGATATAGGGCCAGCCCAGCCACCCCGGGACTCTTCAACCTCAATGAACACTTTCGATATCGATACACTCTTACCCTTCAAAGTCTCTTTCTCTGAAGTAAGGTCAACATCAAGCGTATCCAACTGGGGCGTGTACGCCAGGCCAACATGCACCAACGATGCTGCCGTGGGTAAGGTTATTTGACCGCCGGTTACAGTGAGGCCGGTTACCTCATTACCGTCGGCCAGCACAGACACTACCATACCTTCCAAGTGACTTAATCCTGTTATGGTCGTGGTTGCCGCACCTGAATAAGTGATACCGGAATCAACACAAAATGAATCAGCAGCAGTCGCAAAGAACCTTGATTCAAGTCGTTCGACGTATCGCTTTGTTACTCCGCCAACAGTCCTGTTCACAATAGCATACACGGCATCTCTACCGTCCTCGCTGATCACTGCTACAGACTCAAACAGCCCTTGCGTAGTGTGTCGATGCCATGCAAACACCTTGTGCTCTCTGAGGTATGTAAGACCGAGCAACTGTCCGTCGTCACGAACCATCCAGAGTATTGAATAAGGTTCTTCAGCGTAAGCCATCTCAGTTATAGTATGACCTTCAAACATGTGCTCGGACATGATTGATAAATCCTCACTGACATACTTGAACAGGTTCCCGTCAAACTGAATATCCCGGACCCTGGTACCCTTCTCCTGAATATAAACAGCGGACGCCCCGATCCGCGCAGGAACAACGGTAGACGCACCGTGCGCCGTTGACTCTCTGACCCCGATGCTGGACGGCGTGAGAACTTCATTTACACCTTCTGTTACTCGCATAGCAGCACCTGACGTCAAAATAAGAAGACCGTCAATGTCAATAATGTGCCGAATCTCGTTGACCTTCCTACTCGCAATAGTGAACTCGATTGCATCGTCATCGCGCGAAGGAGAAGATGATCTTAATGAGAGATAATCAGCAGTCTGAGTGGCAAACACTGTTTGAGGGTTGTTAAACGTATTGGCATACAACCTTCGCTGCTGATAATAGGCCACAACACTCGGGTTATCGCCAGCCGCGTCAACCGTCCCGAACGGCTGGTTGTCTGATGGCGGGGCATCGCTTGTAACCGGCGCAATGTTATAATCATCAAACTGCGCAATGGTGGTGTCACCGATCCAACCATAGACGCCTGTTGCAAGGGAAGGGTCCTTATACACCCTGTACTTGGTGGCACCTGTTACTGCCGCCCACTGTTACCCTCACACCGAATGTCACAGACAATGCGTTTTGAGTGATTGATTTCGATGGTGATGGCAACGATTCTACACCGTTCGCATCAACAGCGGTGACAACGTACTGGTATGTTTTGTTTGCAGCACCTGANGCAGTGCCAACTGCTGCCAGTGTCAGTGCGCCCGGTGCTGTGGAACTCGGCGCATAGTTATCGATAGTCAGTGTCCAGTTTGTATCGGCTANTCTGTTCAACGATCTTGTTCGATAATTCTGATGAACAATTGTCATCACATCTGCCGACTGAGTTACCTGCAAACCGAACAGGTCCGCTGTAGTGTACGGTGTTGTTACAGTGTAACGAACCCCAGGAGCTGACTCGATGTAAGCACCGTTCCTGATAAACTGAACTTGAAGATTCTCAAACACCAGGATATAGGTCTGTGATGTATTAAACACGAAAGAAATCAACCGCGCCTTAACTGTTGAATCAACAATTGCCCCACGAAAACTGAAACCTGGCCTGGAATAAGCGCCGCCTTGCGCACGCACGAAAAAGTTCTCACACGTTGCAAGTCCTGCTGTGTACTTGGCCAGATCAGCTCGTGACCTCAGCGACGGTGCAATTTCACCTGCTGAAAACGCTCGTTGAATCGTCTGCATATCAGTTTCTTACACTGACAAATTCACTGTCAACAGACGCAATGAATCGCTCATTCAAATTATCGGCCATAGCTTCTGCTACGATCCCCATATAATTATCAAACTGGGCTTTCTCGTAGCTTGTACCGACCTGACCGCCGACAAGTGGAACGGCGAGCTTTGAAGCAAGCAGTCTGGCGATGGCCTCAGCGGCGTTGATATCAAACAAGTTTGTATCAGTGATGTTCACCTGATAATCAATTCTGAGGTCAGGGTAATTTGATGCAATCACTTTCTGCCCATTGACGTTATACACCTGATAAGGAACTTCGCGATCCAGATCGGGATTATGAAGCTCTTCAAGCAGGCGCGGTCGATACGCACCACTGCTCGGCTGAGTAACTGCTGAGAAGTTTATGACCAGCTTGTTAATATGCATGCAGTCAGACGGATACTGATAAAGATACGCCCAGTTGAACAAGGTGTCAGTTCTGAGAGCGAGCACGTCCAGCTTATGTGCAAACCCCCATGGAGCGGCCACAAGCACCTGATCCCGCGTTGTCGAGTAATGGAGAAGACATTGCTGCGCCTGAGCACTACCTTCAGTAAGCGAATTGATACCGCCTGCTCTGATATACGACAATGCTGTGTTGCAGATGCTTACTTCAGACATCAGTCATCCTCACCGTATAACGCTTTCACTTTATCAGTGTTGCTTTTTGCAACTGCGACCGATGTAAGCTGAAGAGTGACTTCCTTCTCGACGTCCTCTTCATCACCGTCCTGGTCAACCTTTTCGGTTTTACGCTTCACAGTAGCTGTTGCCCTGATTGATACAGTGTCGCCTGCCGAGAGCTTATCGAGTTCAAGCTCTTCAACCATATCACCTTCAAACTCCAGCCGTGTACCGTATGGATAGTCGCCCTGATACTCACCTGACTGCATTCCTTCCGGTTTTACTTTCTCAATTTTGACTGTTTTTGACATTACAGCACCGTTGGTCCGGACAGATTAGGATCTTCAGTGAAC